TAATTTTAATTTTAGTTATAACTTAAGTAATGAAGTAACTGATACCATATTATGGTTAACTCCTTCAAATTTGGGTACTATATTTAATAGTACAACAAGTACGTTAAATGTATTGGCGGCCGCAGACACTGCATTATCATATAGAATAACTAATGGAGAATTACCCCCTAATTTAATATTATTAAATAATGGAGAAATAACAGGTAGAGTAGCAGATCAACCATCTGATGTGTTATTAGAACAAAATGCGGAAACAACTTTTACATTTACAGTACAGGCCTATTCACCGTTATACCCAGTAGTACAATCTACAAAAACTTTTACAATAACAATTTTGCAAGAATATACTCAGCCAACTGATACACTATATATTAAGGCTGCACCTAGTATAAATGATAGGAATATTATCAATAGTCTACTAACAAGTGAAACATTAATACCAAATTCAATGGTGTATAGACCTAATGATATATATTTTGGTAAAGCATCTAGTGTAATATATGAACATGCATATGGTATATATGCAAGTGAAATTAATGAATATATAGCGGCAGTTACACAAAATCACTATTGGAGAAATATTACACTAGGCGAAATAAAAACTGCTGTAGCAAAAAATAGTGCAGGTGAAATAATTTATGAAGTTGTTTATAGTGAAGTTATTGATAATTTAATTAACCCTGCAGGTATAAGTATACAACAACAAATATATTGGCCGCGCCCAATTGATTTAGGATTAGGACCATGGTACACAAGTATTACTGACATATACACAAGCTATGCAACAGTGTTAGGTCAGGAATATTATACAAGTTTAACACCAGGTTATGCTAGAACATTATATCCAAATAGCTTATTCAATATGCGTAATCGTGTAGGACAAGTTGTAGGTCAAGAATATGATAGTAGATTATTACCATTATGGATGACCAGTCAACAATCTAATGGAGGCACATTAGGGTACACTCAAGCTTGGGTAATATGTTACACAAAACCCGGATTCTCTGGTCTTATTAAAGAAAATATACAAAATAATTGGCAATATACGTTAAATCAAATCAACTTTAGAATTGATAGATTTAGTGTAGATAAGAGTGCAACATACAATTATGATAAAAACTTAACTCCGCCGGCCTGGACAGGATTGCCGAGTGGATATCCTGTACCAAACCCATTAGACAGTAAAGATTTTTATGTATTATTTCCTAGACAAACAATTTTACCAAACGAATCACAGCAATAAATATATAACGGAATAAAAAAATATGAGCACAATTAATACAAACGGAATCAATGTAAATTACCCTGTACCGGGAGTAAATAACAATAGTCAAGGATTCAGAGATAACTTTGCGGCTATTAGAACTAATCTAAATACTGCCTCTACAGAAATTACAGACCTACAAAATAAAGTTGTGGTTAAGTCTGCACTGGCCAATTCTACAGTTAATAATGATATGGCTAATACTCTTATTAGTAATGCATTAACACGTAGTTTCCGTGCTAGTACTTATAATTTGGGTAACGCAATATCCGGTATTATATCAGTTAATGTATCCTTAGGTGATGTACAATATGGTACAATTGCAGGTAACACCACTATTCAATTTACAGGGTGGGGCCCGACTGGTACACAAAGTAATGTGCAACTTCAATTGGCTGTATCAAATAATCAAGCTGTTATTTCTTTTCCGGCAGAAGTATCTGATGGAGTTACCTCATTAGAAAATTATGCTAGTATAGCTAGTACTAATACAGTTTCTGTCCCATATGGTATAACTCAATTAGATTATAGATTCAGTACACTTGATTGCGGTAACAGTATTACAGTAGAACCATATAACAATAACAGAATAGCATCACAAGTTCAACAACGAACGCCTGCCCCAACCGGCTTTCAAGGTGATGTAGCAGGTGATATTGCAATCGATGCTAATTATGCATATATTTGTACGGCTTCATATAGCTCTATTGCAAATACTGTGGTAGTAGCAAATTCAAATGCTACAGGTAATGTTTTAACAATATCTAACACTGGTAGTTTAACTCTTAATGATCCTATCATCTTTACCGGTGCCAATGTAACGCAAGCTAATTTAGTAGCAAATACAATATATTATGTTAAGGCAATTGTATCTTCGGGAGTAAACGGAACAATTTCTGTAAGTGCTACCAGAACTTCAGGCACTGCAGGAGCTAATGTTACACTAACAACAACTGCAAATGGGTTTAGTGCAGTCACCTATAATGGTACGGACATTTGGAAAAGAATTGCACTAACTTCTTGGTAATAAATATTTGAATGGAACACCCGTTCATTTCATCACTAGCAGATAAAACATTAGAAGAACTACAGGGCTCCATTACGGATCTAAACAAAAAACTAAACTTTGCATATCGTATGCAAAATGGTGCTATGATCCATCAACTCAATATGGTAATAGAAAGTTACCGAAAAGAATATGGTCGTAAAATGGATGACATGCTTGCAAAACAGGGTGACCGTACTCAAATTAACATTCAAAAAGAAAGATAAAATTGACTACACTTATAGAACGAGAATTTTCATTTCAGGCAGGAGTTTATTTTAAAGAAGAATTTTTAATGAACTTGTATACAATAACATTGTACATGGAAGTAGAAACAGAATCTATTAGAGAACAAAATGTAGCAATGGAAAGAATAAAATACTTTCTAAATGAATGTCTGGAAAACAGCATCTTTGTGCAGAGTAGTGAACACAAGGTTATTGAAAAATATAACTCATGTGGATTTAAAGTATGCACCGTCCCTGAAGAACCATATGACCAAATCATATCATTATTGTTATTGGTTAAATTAAACAGCATCACTGAAGGTAGATTGGTTATTACCGATATGACATTGGGTTCACGTATAAGCGATGATGTTAGGTTTATTTGTGATATTGAAAGCCCACTTGGTCCATTAGAAGAAGCTGGATGGTGGTCAGATAACGGAACATCAATATCTGATCCTGTTAAAAAATCAGTAAAAAAGGATAAAATTGTTAAACTGTTTAAAACAGATTGGGCAGAATACAATTTGGTTTGGAAAGAAAAGGATAACTTATCCAACTGTGAAATTGCCTTTACAACTGATATCGAAAAATAGTTATCCAAACATGTTGTATTTTAGTAAAAAACATGCTACAATACGTGAATGAAAACAGACAAGTATGGTCAATTAATCTATAATCAAAACGATTTATGCGATTTGTTCTTACAAGACCCTACACGAACAATTAATAAGGCATTAGTAGATACTCAGATAGAATTTAATGAGTTTTTATCACTGGAAAATATCCCAAATCTAACACAATATACTAATCCAAATATTTCATTAGCTGAGTTTGATAAACAAAATCAGGCTAAATGGCAAATGCCCATTGAATATTACAATTTAGATATTGCTAAATGGGTATTAGATCAATGTAAAAACGAAGCAGAACTACAACGTGCAGGTGAGGAATTAATTAAATTCCAAGAACGTAATATGTTTGTACTGCTTCAGTACTTGAAATATCTAGTTGATACAATGCGTAAAAATAATATTGTTTGGGGTGTAGGTCGAGGCAGTAGCGTAGCAAGTTTTGTATTGTTTCTGATAGGGATACACCGTATAAATAGTTTGTATTATGATTTGTCTATAGACGAGTTCTTAAAATAAGGAGAAAATTATGTCAAAGTACAGAACAGCAATGGGTAAAACTATTGATATGGCAGCACTAACTGCTAAAAATGAAAAAACTAGAGCCGTGGGCAACATGAAAGTTAACGCACGTGGTGATACTATCGATGCACAAGGTCGTGTTATACGAACAGCAACAGCTAAAGTAAACGATTCATACAACAAAACTGTGGGCAATCGTTCAGCACAACCGGTACGTAATAAACCAAAAACGCAACCACCGAAACCTAATATTGACCTATCTCAATTAAATGAATTTGAACGTGAGATAGAAGAAAATCTAGAAGAAGAATTAGAAATTGAAAAAATTAAAGCACAGGAACTTAAAAACAAATGAGTCAATATAGTAAGCCAGCATTTAGCCCCACTAAGGTTGATAAATTAACATTCTTCAAGGATCATATCATTGTAAGTGATATGAAGTTTGATGAACGTGTTACCTCAGGTGGTATTATATTATTAGATGATGACAAGAAAAGTTCAGGTATTCGTCCAAGATGGGCTAAAATTTATGGGTTAGGTCCAGAACAAGACGACCCACAATTAGAAATTGGAAAATATATTCTTATCAGTCACGGTCGTTGGACACGTGGAATTACTGTTGAAACTCCAGAGGGCAAATTGACGTTGCGAAAAGTAGATCCCGGTGATATACTATTAGTATCGGATGAGCCGATGGATGATGAAACAATAAGCGATAAAGGAATTTAATGAAAAAATGGTTAAGAAACAAACTACAAAACTTCTTGTATCCACAAGATTGTGAGGTAGTAGAAACAAAATCTTCTAGAAGAAATGTTCTAGTTAGAGGGTCAAGTCTTGATAGTAGAGGAATGAGTTTTACTATTCATCAAGCTAGTGGTGGATATGTACTAGAATACTCAGCATACGATGACAAGACAGATAGACACAATCACAATTTACATATTATCCCTTCTGACCAAGATATGGGTCAGGGTATTGCACACATAATCACACTAGAAATGTTAAGAAAATGAAAAATAGTCTTTGGGTAGAAAAGTATCGTCCGCAAACAGTAGCAGACTATGTGTTTGTAGATCAAAGACAAAAGGATCAAGTAGAGGGCTGGGTACGTGAGGGATCTATTCCTCACCTATTATTATCAGGTGATCCGGGTACAGGCAAGACAACTCTTGCTAAAGTATTGATCCATGAACTTGATGT